CTTCGGGAACAGCGACGTTCGATAAAACTTTTGCTATTGATGAAATAGTAGAAGATGCTTTTGAACGTATTGGATTAAATAATGTTTCTGGTTATCAATTAAAATCTGCACGAAGATCTCTTAACATCTTATTTCAAGAATGGGGTAATAGAGGTATTCACTATTGGGAAATAGACGAGCTTGATTTAGACTTAATTGAAGGACAAGCAGAGTACGACTTTTTTAGATCTAGTGGTGATGGCACAAGTGCAACATCTACTCCAAACGGAGTATATGGAATGTCCGATGTCCTTGAAGCACAATTAAGGTCTAATAGAACTCAAACAACACAATCAGATAGTCCTATGACTAAAGTAGATAGATCTACTTATGCAGGTTTTTCTAACAAGTTGTCAAAAGGTACACCTAATCAATATTGGGTAGAGAGATTTATTGATAAAGTTAGAGTGCATGTTTATCCAACACCTGATTCTTCTAATGCATCTAAAGATATGCATTTCTATTATATAAAAAGAATACAAGATGTGGGTGATTATACAAACGCAACAGATGTGCCTTTTAGATTTGTCCCTTGCATGACATCTGGCTTAGCGTTTTATCTTGCACAAAAATTTCAACCACAAGCAGTTCAATCTATGAAATTATACTATGAAGATGAATTAGCAAGAGCTTTAGCAGAAGATGGCTCAGCTTCTAGTACTTATATTACACCTAAAGCTTATTACCCAGGAACATAATGGCAAAGTACGCAACAGGTAAATACGCAAAAGCAATATCAGATAGATCGGGTATGGAGTTTCCATATAAAGAAATGGTTAGAGAATGGAATGGATCGTTTGTACATGTATCAGAGTTTGAACCAAAACAACCACAATTAGAACCAAAACCAATGAACGGTGATTCTATATCTTTACGTAATGTTAGACCCGATAGAACAGAAACTGCTGTCCCTAATATTTTACCTTTAAATGCTTTCACAACAACATCTGGATCAACTACAATATCTGTTAATGAACCAGATCATGGTAGGTCAACATCAGATACAGTTAGATTTAGAGATGCAGCTTTAGTTGGTGGTGTTGCAGCAGCAACAATAAATGTATCATCAGGGTATACAATTACAAAAGTAGATGATGATAATTATACCTTTGCAACAGGCACAACATCTAGTATAAGTGAATCAGGAGGAGGCGGAACTGCATCAGCAGGACCCGTAACGGTAACAGCATGATAAAAAAATTAAAATATTTTATTTGTAAATTATTTGGTATTAAACAATGTGCATGTTCTGATAAAGATGAACATCTTCAATTATATGAGGACAAGCCAGAACCAGAAACACCAATTCATAAAGAGGAGACAGAATAATGTCAGGATTAAGTGCATCAGGATTAAAAACACAAATTAGAAGTTACACTGAAACAGACTCTAATGTTTTAACAGACGCTGTTTTAGAAAATATAATTTTAAATGCTCAATATAGAATAATGAGAGATGTTCCTATTGATGCTGATAAAAAACAACAGTCTGTAAATTTAGTTCCAGGACAAGAATCAATTAATGCGCCTGCGGGTTGTTTGTTTATTAGAGCCATTCAAGTATATGATTCTAATTCTGTTTTAACAGGTGCGAATACTTTTTTAGAAAAAAAGGACATGAGTTATTTACAAGAATATCAAGACATAACAGGAACAGCTGCAGCTCAAGGAAAACCTAAATATTATGCTATGTTTGGAGGTGCAACTGGAAACACAGATACGACATCCGGTAGAATATTTTTAGCTCCTACACCTAATACTAATTATTTAGCTAGAATACATTTTAACAAAATGGCAGG